TAAAATTCCCTAATACTGCAAATGAAAATTTAATGATGTTTGATAAATTTAGACAACTAGCTGATGAATCAACTGGTATTCCTTCTTACTCACATGGTCAAACAGGAATACAGACAACAACTAGAACTGCAGCAGGTATGTCAATGTTATTAGGGGCTGCAGCTTTGAATATAAAAACAGTTATAAAAAATATTGATGATTACATACTAAGACCTTTAGGTGAATCTTTGTTTTCTTGGAATATGCAATTTAATAAAGATACAAATAAAATAAAAGGTGACTTAGTTATAAAAGCAAGAGGCACATCATCATTGATGCAAAAAGAAGTAAGGTCACAAAGATTAATGACATTTATGCAAGTGGCAGCTAATCCTGCACTAGCACCTTTTGTAAAGTTTCATACTATACTTAAAGAGATTGCTAAGTCTATGGATATTGACCCTGAACAAGTTATTAATGACCCTGAGAAAGCTGCGTTATATATGAAAATGATGGGAGGTCAAAATGAAAATCAAACGACTGGGAATACTGGTGGAGTCCCCGGCATGGGAAGTGTTGGAGGAACACCTGCAGGAGCAAATCCGTTTGACGCAACGGGCGTTGGAGGTGGCAACATCGGAGTTGGAAATGTACCGACTGCAGGGGAAAATCAATTCTCTTCGCCAGATACTGGCACTCAAGGAGCAGGTGAACAATAAATAAAATGGCAGAAACAAAGACAGCAGAAGCATTATCTAAAGAAGTACAAAAACAAGATTATGGTATTTATAATCAAGGTAAGATAAAACTTAATTATAACGAAGACACTCAAGAATATAGTGAGGAGTATGAACCTTTTGAAGGTTACAAAATGTTTATACCTCCTGCACCCCTTGAAGTAAAAACACCAATAGATATTCCTTCTGACACACCTGTCACTGACCCTATGCCAAGTTTACCAGTAGAACCTGCACAACCTATAGTAACACCTAGAGACGAAGGTGAGTCTGCAGGAGAAAGACGTAGAAGAGAAAACATGGAAAGATTTGGTCCGGGTCAAGACCCTATGACTTTTTCTAAAACAATGTCTAGTATATTTACTCCGGGCACAGAACAATATTTATATTACTCTAGTAGAAATATATTAACACAGGATGGTGATAAGTTAGTTGTAAACTTTGACCAAATAGATGAAGAAGGTGGATATGGTTTACCTTCTGTTTTAGGTAGTGCATTTAGATTTGCTGAAAAAGATATTATTCAAGGAACTATTAATCAATTAAAATATGCAGGTATTATTTCAGGTCAACAAGAAATAAAAGATGCAAAAGGTATGTACACCTTTACAGTTGATAGAGATAAGTTAAATAAATATACAGAAAATGTTTCATCTATAGCTAATCAAATAACAGGGGGCTATAGAGATGCAAATGGTAATTTTGTAAGACGTAATGATTACTTATTAGAAGAACTAGGTAAGTTAGGTAAAGCTGATGCTACTAAATTTATATCAGACATGGCTATAGCTTCTGATAATGATAATATTAAAAACATTATTAATGATGCTATATCAAATGGAACAAGAGGAGCCGCAGCAGCATTAATAGCTTTCCAAACAGGTGAAGAAATAGATTTAGATAAAAAAGGTTTATTTGGATTTGACTATTATAATGATGCCTTTAAAGAAGCATATACAGAAACTTTAAAAGAATTACAAGATGCTGAAGAAGAAGATGAACCTTCAGAACAACCTTCAGGAGATTCAGGAGGGGATGCTACAAGAGATAGAGTAGCAGAATCAGGAGACCCTGTAGCACAACAATTACTAGATGATTTAGATAAAGCTTTAAAAGATAAAGATAGAAGACCTGAACCTAATAGAGTAAGAACACCTAAAGGAGCTAAATCTGCTCAAGGTTTAACATCTGAACAAAAAGAAGCTTTAGCAGGAAGTGGTGGATTTGCTTCAAAGACTACTGGAACTAAAAAAGGAACTGGTGCATCAGGACCACCCGGACGTAACTTTGCTGCACCTTCTACTAAAAAAGGAACTGGTGCATCAGGACCACCGGGAAGAAATTTTCCAACTAAATCAAAATCAAATACTAATAAATCTAATAACAATACCACCACAGGAAGTGCCGGTAAAACAGATGCAAGTTCAAAAGCACTAAGTGCAAGAGGTTTATAACAAGTTTCTACTAACGTAGGAAAGCACTAGAATTTCTCTAGTGTTAAAAAGGGCTACCTAGGATAACCTAGCCCCCTTATTTTTTGACTACAAAATAAGAGCTACCTGTTACCATTCGCAGCCCTCGTAACTTAAAAGGAGTTATTCATGAATGAAGAAGAAAAGCAAACTGAAGTTATTGAGGAAGGCAAAGAATCTACTGAAAAAGTAGAGACTAAGTCTGAATCATTGGCAAGTCCAAAGCCTTACAAAAACAAAGACCGTGAGGATGTTTGGAAAGAAGATGACCCCAATAATGAGAAGAGTGCAGCTACCGTTGACAAGGACACCGAAGAAACATCTAAGGCTACTCCGGATGAACAACGCCCTGCAGGTGCTGAAGAAAAAGTGTTTAAGAAACGCTATGACGACCTTAAACGCCATCACGATTCAACCATCGGAAAGCACAAAGATGAACTTTTAAGACTTAAAAAGCAAGTCGAGGAAGCTACTAAAAAAGCCTATCTTCCACAAATGTCTAAAGACGAATTAGATGAGTGGAGAAAAGATAATCCTGAGATGTATGATGTTATGAAAACATTAGCATATGAGGAGGCTGATGAAAAAACAAAAGCTGTCGAAGCTAAACTAGAAGAGATTAAAAATGCTCAACTAAATTTAGCTAGAGAAAAAGCAGAAGTGGAGTTGTTAAAATTACACCCTGATTTTTACGATATTAAAAGCAGTGATGAATTTCATGAGTGGGCTGATAAGCAAGACGACATGATTAAAGGTTGGTTATACAATAACTTTGATAATGCCAAACTTGCTGCTAGAGCTATTGATTTATATAAGATGGACTCAGGTTTATCTAAAAAAGCAAAAGTGTCTAGTGCAGAAGCTAAAGCAGAAGCAGCAAAAGCTGTTACTAAAACTCGAACTGGCGATGAAAACAAAATGAAGGAAAAGAAAATTTGGAGTTTAAAAGAAATTTCAAAACTTAAACCTTATGAGTTTGATAAGTTAGAAAAAGAAATCGACAGTGCTAAAAGAGAAGGAAGAATCACATCTTAAATATAACTAAATAACAAGGAGGAAAACATGGCAGTATCAAGAAGTTCCGGTTACGGAAATTTGCCAAATGATAATTTTATCCCACAAATATTTAGTCAAAAGGTTCAAAAATTCTTCAGAAGAGCGTCTGTTGTTGAGGATATCACAAATACAGATTATGCCGGAGAAATTGAAAATTTTGGCGATACTGTGAAAATTATCAAAGAACCTGTAGTAAGCGTACAGTCTTACACAAGAGGTTCAGTAGTAAACCCGCAAGACTTAGCAGATGACCAAATCACATTGGTTGTTGACCAAGCTAATGCTTTTGCATTTAAAGTAGACGACATTGAAGAGAGACATTCTCACATTAACTTTGAGAGTGTTGCAACTTCATCAGGTGCGTATGCTCTTAAGAATAATTATGACCAAAACGTATTATCAGATATGTTCTCAAACGCAGGAACTACAATCGGTTCAGACGGTTCAGGACAAGACGTAGGTTTTGGTGGAAGTGAAATTGACCCATTAAACGTAATGGCAAATCACTCTAAGAGACTAAACGCAGCAGATATTCCATTTGAACAAAGATGGTTTATCGCTTCACCTAACTTTTACGAGCAGTTGCAGCAAACTGATTCTAAGTTACTTGACACACGTTTTTCAGGAGACCAAGCAGGTGTTCTAAGAAATGGTAAAGTATACGAAGGTATCATCAGTGGTTTTGCTTTATATATGAGCAACAACTTACCTGCTTCTTCAACATCTAACTTTGAAAAAATCATGTCAGGTCATATGTCTTCAACATCAACTGCAAATCATATTGCAAAGATTGAAGTTGTAAGAGACCCTGATTCTTTCGCAGATGTTGTACGTGGTTTACACGTGTTCGGAAGAAAAGTACTAAGAACAGAAGCTCTTTTATCAGAGCATATTAAAATAGACTAATAGGAGGATAATAAACTATGACAGCTTATAATAGTAGTGTTACTTCTACCAATCTCCCTTCAGAGAGAGGTTCTAGTATTCCACGAGTAATATCAGACGTAGTAGATTTTTCTTCTACTACAAATGCTGCAAGTGATACTTTTGATGTATTACCAATTCCTGCTAACTCATTAGTATTAGCTGCGGGTGTAGACGTAATGACAGCCGACACCGCAGGTAACTCAGGTACTATTGCAGTAGGTGATAGTGTAGACGGAGACCAGTACGCAGCAGCAGCAACTGTTGCAGCAGCAGGTCAAATGACTACTCTAGATGCTAACTTTGCTTATTCATCAGCAGATGCAATTAGACTAACGATTGCTACTGGTGCAATTAACGCAAAAGTAAGAGTATGGGCTTGTGTTATATCACTTGATGGTGGTGCAACAAAAGCAGATACAGACTCACAAACATCAACATTTGCATAATCAATAAATAATAAAGGGGGATTTATTTCCCCCTTTAACTTAAATAACTATGCCAATATATATTTACGAAAATAAAAAAACAGGAAAGGTATGGGAAGAAGCTTTACCTTATGAAGACAGAGATAAACCTGTTAATAAAAATACAATTAGAATACCTGCACCAACTAATATGCTTCGTATTCTAGATACTAATGAAAATAAATTTAGAGACCATTTAGGTAAAATGGTACAAAAAGGTTATAAAGAGAGAGATACTCTAGAGAAAAGAGGATTAATAAAAGTTTCTAATGTAGAAAAAGAAAGCAGAGAGAAACGTAAACAAAAAAGGAAATGGGTGTAAATGAATTACTTAGAATTATGTAACGCTGTATTGTTAGAACTTAATGAAGTTGAACTAACAAATACAAACTTTGCCACTAGTAGAGGAGTACAATCTGCAACAAAAGAGTTTGTAAACAAAGCTATTTCTGATTTATATAATGCAGAAGTAGAGTGGGCATGGTTACATACAAGTAATACTCAAGATACAATAGTAGGTCAAAGAGAATATACTTTACCTACAGATATGAGAAAAGTAGATTTTGAATCTTTTTATCTTACACCTAAACAAGTTATATCTAATAATGAATACACAAGTGATATATCAAACTGGGTAACTGTATCAGGCTCACCATCCTATTCTTCTTTAGGTAATGGTAGATTACTTTTAAATAATTCTGAAGTTACACAAGCAGTAACTGTAACAACTAATAGACAATATAAAATAGCAGCTAGAGTTTTAGGTGGTACGGTAAAACTAAAAGTGGGGACATCATCAGGTGACTCTAGTATTTTAGACAAAGATATTTCTGTTACTAATGTAGGTGATGGTAAAGTATTTAGTGCAACTTTCACACCAACTACATCTACAATAAATATTGGTTTTGCTAATACAACTGTAGCAAATCATTTTGTAGACTTTGTAAAATTAGCAGAAGACTTTGAAGCTTGTAAATTAAGATACATATCTTATGACGATTTTTTAAGAGAATATACTAATAGAGATTTTGATGTAGATACAAAGTATAGAAAACCTGAAAGAATATATAGAACACAAAATCATACTAGTTTTGGTTTAACACCTGTACCTGATAAAGACACATACACTATTAATTATGAATATTTTAAAACACATACAGATTTAAGTGCAGCTACAGATGAACCTTTATTACCTGCTAGATATCACAGAATAGTAGTTAATAGAGCAAAATATTATTTATACAAATTACGTTCTGATGTTCCTATGGCAAACATAGCTAACGCAGAATATGAAGATGGTGTAAAAAGAATTAGAATAGAAATGTTAAATAAACCTGACTATGTAAGAGACTTAAGAGTTAATCTTAACACTATATCTTCAGGAGGTTTAACTACAGTTTAATGGCAGATACGTCTTCACTAGCTCCTGCAATAGTAAGTTGTTCAGGTGGTTTAGTTCTTAACAGAGATGTATTTTCTATGTCACCGGGAGAAGCTTTAGAATTAAAAAACTTTGAACCCGATATCACTGGTGGATATAAAAAAATATTAGGAACATCTTTATATAATACTAACATAGTTCCTCAAGTAAGTTCATCTAGCGAACGTGTAGTTATGACTGCAGTATTTAATGATTTAGTATTAGCTGCAAGAGGAGGTAGTATACATAGAGGTAGTTCAGGTTCAGGTAGTTGGACATCAACTGTAACTGGATTAGGAACTCCAACTGTAAACTATGAGTTTAGAAAATTTAACTTTGATGGTACAAATAAAATAATTATTTGTTCAGGAACATCAACACCTAGAATATTAGACACTAGTTATTCTGTAACAAATGTAAATGCAACAGGAAGTGCTAATTTTAAATTTGTAGAAATATTTAAAAATCAAATATTTTTTTCAGGTGATACTAGTAATTCACAATCTGTAAAATTTATGGGTACTGCTCAAACAAATGATTTTACAACAGGAAACGGTGGTGGTGAGTTAAAAGTAGATTCACCTGTTGTTGGACTAAAAGTTTTCCGTGATAATTTATTTATATTTTGTTTAGACTCTATATTTAAATTAGTAGGAAGTTCATCAGCAGATTTTGCACTACAACCTGTAACTAGAAAAATAGGATGTTTAGATGGTAGAAGTATTCAAGAATTTGGTGGTGATGTAATATTTCTTGCACCTGACGGATTAAGAACTATTGCTGCTACAGATAAAATTGGTGATGTTGAATTAGGAACTATATCTAAACAAGTACAAGAAATTATAGATAGTATAACAACACATAATATAAATTCTTTAGTAATAAGAAGTAAATCTCAATATAGATTGTTTTATCCTACAGGTGCTAATCAATCAGAGGATTCATCTAAAGCTTTAGTATGTGTTATAAAAGGTTAACCTGAAGGTGGTGCAGGTTTTGAGTTTTCAGAAATAGAAGGAATAAAAGTATCATCTACTGATTCTGATTTTATAAGTGGTGATGAAACTATTATATCAGGAGGATATGATGGTTACGTTTATCAACAAGAGTCAGGAAATACTTTTGCTAGAATAGCTTCTACTACATCAATAAACTCTTTTTACAGAACTCCTGACATGACAATGGGAGACCCCGGTATTAGAAAGAGTATGCAAAGAGTTATTTGGAACTATTCTAATGAAGGAAATGTATCAACAAATTTTAAAGTACGTTATGATTTTGACAGTCCTGAAGTCCCACAACCTGCAGCTTATACTTTAACCACAGGTGCAGGTATTGCAATATATGGTTCATCACTTTATGGAAGTGCTGTATTTGGTTCATCAGGAGCAAACTTAGTAAGACAACCAGTTGAAGGCAGTGGATTCACTGTAGCTTTACGAGTAGAAGAAACTTCAACTAATCCACCTGTATCTTTTAAAGGATATCAGTTAGAATTTATACCCGGAGGTAGAAGATAAATGGGAGCAACATACACAAGACAAGAAGCTAGTAATATTACTGACGGTTCGGTTATTGAGGCAGCACACCTTAATAATGAACTTAATCAGTTAGTAAATGCATTTGCGTCATCATCAGGTCACACTCATGATGGTACATCTGCAGAAGGAGGATTTGTTCCTATCTTAGCTGATAGTGATGCTAATAATAAAATATTAGTAGATACATCAAGTAATAGATTTGGAGTATTTGTTGAAGTCTCTTCTAATCCTGTAGAGCAAGTTAGATTTCAAGACGGTGCAATATTACCTGTTACTAATAATGATATAGACTTAGGAACTAGCTCTTTACAATTTAAAGATGCTTTTTTTGATGGTGTAATAACCACAGATAGTTTAGCATTACCAACGACAACAATCACAGATATACTTGATGAAGATAATATGTCTTCTAATAGTGCTACTGCTTTAGCCACACAACAATCTATTAAAGCTTATGTAGATGCTCAAATAACTGCAGAAGACTTAGACTTTCAAGCTGATAGCGGTGGTGCTACAGATACACTTGTTGGTAAAGCAACTACAGATACATTAACAAATAAAACAATAGATGCAAATGGCACTGGTAATAGTATTACTAATCTTGAAGTAGCTGACCTTGCATCAGGAGTATTAGATACAGACTTAAGTTCAGTATCAGGTTCAGATGATACTCTTGCTTCTGCAAAAGCAATTAAAACATATGTTGATGCTCAAATACAAACTGAAGATACTTTAGCAGAATTAAACGACACTAATATATCTTCTCTAGCTTCAGGTCATATTCTTATCTA